TCAGAACCACCGTGGCGCCCGCGGGCCAGACCGGCGGGACAAAGGCATCGGTTCCCGCCTGGCCCCGCAGCCGCAGCGACAGCTCCCAGGTGTCGGGGGCGACGAGAACGGCGCGCTCGAACTGAAACAGCTCCCAGGCATCGCCCCCTGCCCGATGGCCATGACATTCGCCCCGGCCAGCATCCGCGCCCGCGACACCGATTGCAGCCGCCCCGAGATCAGCCGCACCGACAGCGCCGGCCCGCGGTCGATGCGCCCCGCGCCCGCGGCGGGCAGCGGCGTCAGCGTCACGCCCATCGTGGCCGGCGCCGCGATCCGGGCAAGCGGCGCGTGGCCGGCCCCCTCGACCGCGCCGAAGGCCATGCGCGGCCCGTCCCAGTCCCGCGCCGAGACCGCCAGCCGCGCCGCGCGCGGCGCCTCGTCACCGCTCAAGAGCGGCAGATCCAGCAGCCGCGCCATCGGCCGCCCCCCGCGCGGCCGCGCGGGCACCGTCACCGCATCGACACCTGCATCGGCGCCGGGGGTGTAGACCTGCGGCTCGATCCGGGTCGCCTCGCAGGTCAGCTTGTCCGACAGCTCCACCCGGTCGATGCGATAGCGGTCGTCGCCCAGCCGCACGGTGTCGCCCGCCCCGATCGCGATTTGCGAGAGCGGCAGCGCAAAGGCCAGCCTCTCGCGCGCGACGCCCGCCTCGGCCAGCCAGCGCGCGGTGATCGCCCGCCCCTCGGCCCCGGTCAGCACCAGCGGGATCTCGGATTGCGACACCGCGACGCCGCGCGCACCGGGCGCCGTGGCCTCGGCCGCGCGCACGGCGAAATCGGCATCGGCCTCGAGATGGCTCAGCCGCACCCGCCCGATGGCCGCGCCGTCATGGGCGCGCACCCGCTCCAGGTCGCCCGGCAGATCGGGCGTCACCGCCAGCCGCGCGGGGTCGAGCGTCGCCCCCGGCCGGCCGTCGCGCGTGCGGAACACCAGCCGACCGCCCCGCTCGATCGCGTCGAACCCATGCGTCAGCATCAGCGGCTGAAGCGCCGCGCGTGCATCCCCGAGCCCGGTGATCCCGTAGCCGCGCACCACGCCATGCAGCCCCGAGACATCGACATCGCGCACCCCCGCCAGCGCGCAGATCTCGACCACCACCGAGGCCAGCGTGCGCGCCCCCGACCGCCCCGAGATCCAGTGCCCGCGCCCGTAATTGGCGGCATCGCTCCACAAATCGGGCCGCGCGGGAAAGGCGGGATAGGGCCGCGCGTCCCAGGCCCAGACAAAGGCCCGCGTCATGTCGAGCATCCGCCCCCCATAGGCGGGCGCCGCGGGGTTGTTGGCCGGATCGGCCCAGAACTCCGACAGGGCGCGCAGATATTGAACCTGCAGGAAATCGTCCCGCCCGCCACGCGAGTGATGCGGCAGACGCGATTCCGACGATTTGGGGTCGAGGAACTTGTTGGGCTGGTTCGTGCCCCGGTCGATGGCCGCGCAGCCCAGCTCGGTGAACCACACCGGCTTCGAGCCCGGCACCCAATCGGTCGCGCGCCGCCGCCGCTGCCCGCCGATCCGCTCGTGATGGGGCCGTCCCCACCAGTTCGGCAGATCCTTGTAGCGCCAGGCCCAAGGCTCGCCATGTGCGCCGTCCTCGATCGGGGTGCGGATCTGCGCCGCGCGGTCGGCCTCCGACGCATAGAACCAGTCATAGCCCTCGCCACCGAGGATGTTGGATTTGAGATAGCCTAGATCGTGGATCGCCCCATGCGCGGCATCCGCATGGGTCTCGCCGTCGCGCCAGTCCGAGAGCGGCATGTAATTGTCGATGCCGACGAAATCTATCGCCGGATCGGCCCAGAGCGGATCGAGGTGGTAATAAAGATCCCCCGACCCGTCCTGCGGGGCGTATCCGAAATATTCCGACCAGTCGGCCGCATACGAGATCTTGACCCCCGGCCCCAGGATCGCGCGGCACTCTGCGGCCAGCCGCCTGAGCGCCTCGACCGCCGGAAAGCCCGAGGCCCCGCGGATCCACGTCAGGCCCCGCAGCTCCGAGCCGATGCAGAACGCGTCGAGCCCCCCCGCCTCGGCGCAGAGATGCGCGTAATGCAGGATAAACCGGCGGTAGCTCCATTCGTCGGGGCCGCTATAGACCATGCGCCCGTCGATCCAGGCGAAGTCGCCCGGCGCGGCCTGCCCGAAGAACGCGGCGACCTGGGCCTCGGCCGCCGCGGTCCCGTCCACCGACCCCGCCCGCCCCGGCGCCCGGTCGAGCGTGATGCGCCCCCGCCACGGCAGCGCGGGCTGTTCGCCCCCGCCATAGGGGTCGGGCAGTCCGTTGCCCGCCATCTGCTCCATCAGCACGAAAGGATAGAACATCGGCGCCTGCCCCGCCGCGCGCAGCGCGCGGATGGCCTCGATCACCGAACCGTCGGCGGGTGTGCCGCCATAGACGGCAGACCCGTCGCGGCTGGGCACCAGCGCGGCCGAGGCCCGGTCGACGCCCCCCGCCGCCCAGCGCATCTCGAGCCCGTCGGTGCGATGCTCGACCGCCGGGCGCACCCGGCACGCGCCGCAACGCAGATCGTCGCCGAACCACGACACCACGACCGACACCGCCTCGCAACGCGACAGCTCGGCGCCCAGCGTGCGGATCGCGGCTTCGGCATCCGTCGCGGCGAGCGAGCTGTTGGCATTGGCGAACACCCGCTCGCCCTCGCCGTAATCGTATTGCACCGGGGTCGTGGCCAGCGCGTATTCGCCCGTGCCGGGCAGCATCGCCACGCCGCGCACATGGGCGGGCAGATCGCGCGCGCCCGATTGCTCGGGGCGGACCACCTCGAAGGTGAATTGCGGCACCCGGTTGCCGAACCGCCCCAGCCCCAGCGCCTCGATCACGACATAGGCGAGCCCGCGATAGGCCGGCACCGCGCCCGCGCCCTCGATGGCCTCGATGGCCGGGTCGGGATCTTGCGTCGCGCTGCCCGGATAGACCCGCAGATCCAGCGTGTCGCGGTCGATCTCGTGGCCATCCGCCCAGATGCGCCCTACATGGGCGATCTCGCCCTCGCACAGCCCGATGGCCAGCGAGACGGTGTAGCTGTAGGTCTCGGTGCGCGGCCGCGGCGGCCCGCCCTTGCCGCCGCCGCTTTCGTCCATGTGCTCGACAAAGTTCGACGCCCAGATGACATGGCCCGCCACGCGCATCCGTCCGAAGACCTGCGCCACCGGGGCGCCCTCGCCCGCGCCCGTCAGGCGAAACCGGTCGATCCGCCCGACCTCGACCGGGGCCGCGCCGGTGCCCAATATGCTCTGGTCGAGCACCCGCCCCAGCGTCGCGCCGACCGCGCGCCCGATGGCGGCCGATCCGATGCCGAAGACCGTTCCGCCGATGGACGCGCCCAGCGCGCCGCCGACCGCGGAAAAGACGAGAGTGGCCATCACGAACCTCCTTGGGGAAACTGGAACCGGGCGACGATGCGTCGCAGCCACGGCTCGGAGAGCGGCGACTCCACGACGCCGTGGCCGCTATAGGCGTGGACGAACCGCGATCCGCCATCGGTGGCGATGCCCAGGTGCTTGGCCACCGCGCCCGCCCTCATGCGAAACAGCAGGATGTCGCCCGCGCGCGGGACGGGGCCGGAGGCGGGTCGCAGCACGGCGCGGGCGGCCGACCAGAGCCGCTCCTCGCCCTGCGGCTCGCTCCAGTCGGGGCTGTAGGGCGGCACCGCCACCGGCTCGGGCCCGGCCAGTTCGCGCCAGATGCCCCGGATCAGCCCAAGGCAATCGCAGCCCGCGCCTCGACAACTCGCCTGGTGCACGTAAGGCGTGCCGATCCAGCCCCGCGCCGCCTGCACGACCGCCGCGCTCACGATCCGAACCCCCGCACCAGGCCGGGCCGGTCGACATGGCCAGCGGCCGGGTGCGCCGTCAGCCAGTCCTCGCCCGGCAGATGCGGAAAGCCGCGAAAATTGGCCATGTTGGCGAATTTGGCCCGACAGGTCGCGGCCCGGCGGTCGCAGCCCGCGACCAGCCGCACCCGGTCGCCCACCGCGAGCCCCGGCAACGACTGCGCAAGCTCCAGCCGCCGCGCCTCGCCCGATGGCGCATCCAGCTTCACGCGCCGCACCAGCCCCCGCGCTGCGCCCTCCAGCGGCTCGATCGTGCCATGCGTGAACCAGCCCTCCGCGTATCCACCCAGCGCGCGCAGCTCGACCGCGTGGGGCGCGGGCAACCCGCGCACGCCCGCCTCGACCGCAAAGGCCGGGTCCGAGCTATCCACCCCGCACGCCCGGTCGCCCAGCTCGGCCGAGCACTGACCCTGGTAGACCCGCCCGAAGGGCTGGTTCAGCGCATCCGACAACCCACGCAGCTCGGCGCGGAACGCCCCGCCCGACCGCTCGATCTCGCCCAGCGTGCCGCGAAAGACGCGCAGCCGCGCCGGGGGCTCCGCCCAATCGACGAGCCAGGCCTCGACCTCGGCGCCGTCGAACCGGCCGGCGGCGATATCGGCCTCGGTGATGCCGCCATCCGACAGGATGCCAGCCGCCTCGCCATTGTCGACGGCCAGCCCCGTGCCCTGTTGCAGCGCCGTCGCCGACAGCCCCTCGCCCGGCGCGAACTCGGTCCCGGCAAAGCGCAGCGGCCTGTCGTGATCGGTGAACCCCCAGGCCCTCCCATCGGCGCGCGTCACCCGCCAGCAGCGGCACAGCGTGGCGCAGCCCCCGGCCAGCCGCTCGGCAAGCGCGCTCACAGCCGCACCTCGATCACGGGCACATGCGGCGCCTCGCCCGCCTGGTAATTCGCCACCGACACGTCGATCCGGTCGATATCGAACCGCACCGGCACGTCGAACTCGAACCCCGCGGTAACACTCGCCCCCGCGACCGGCGGCTGGTCGAGCGTCACGACCCCCCGCACCGTGTCCAGCGCGAAATCGGCCCCCTCTCGCATCGGCACGCCCTCGACGGCCACGACCACGGTGCCGGCCACCGGCTTGTCGATCCGCCGCGTATAGCGCCCCGGCCCCTGCCCGTAATGCTTGACCAGCGCGAAATCCCGCGTGGCCCCGTCGGCCACGCCAAGCACCTGGTCGGTCATGCCCGGCGCCTCCGAAGGCACCCCCGAGCGGTGATCGCTCCAGTCCTTCCAGCGAAACCCGTGCAGCCGCCCGCGCCGCTCCTCGAAGAACGCGATCAGCGCCGCCATGTCGTCGAGCGACCTCAGCCCGGTGCCCGCGTCGAACCGGCGACGCGAGGCCGCCCATGGCGTCGCCCGCTCCTCGTAGCCATTGGCCAGGGTGACGACATCGGTCCGCCGCTCCGGCCCGCCGGTCGAGCCAAAGCTCAGCCAGGCGGGAAATCTCACCTCGTGAAACGCCATGCGCCCTCACTCCCCCTTGTCAAAGATTGCGGCGGCCGCGCGCCAGCGCCCGGCTCATCTCGGCGGCGATCTGCCCGCGCGAGCGGCGGAACCCCTCGGCGTCGGGGGTCGAGACGTTGACGACCACCTGCACCGGCCCCGCCCCGCCGCCCGGCGCGCGCACGCCCAGCTTGCCATCGGCCCCGCGCGCGAGCGGCATGATCGCCTCGGGGCCCGCCTCGCCCATCAATCCGGTGCCGCCCCGCATGGGAAAGGTCACCGGGCCCGTGACGATGCCCCCGGTCGCGAACGGCATCACCCGCCCCTGCGCGAACGATCCGCCCTTGGCAAAGGGCATCAGGGCGCCCACCGCGCTCTCGATCGCACCCGAGGCCGCGCCCCCGATGGCCGACGTCACCGGCGCCAGCGCCGCGTTATAGGCCGCATCGACCATCGACCGCGCCACATCGCGCAGCACGTCGCTCAGCCGCGCGCCGTCGCTGATGACCCCGTCAAAGGCGCGGCGCAGCTCGCGCGAGATCCCGCCCGACAGCACCGACACCCCCTGTCCGGCGGCCTCGGCGCTGCCCCGCACCGCGCGCAATTCGCCCTCAAGCGCGCCCAGAGACGCACCCGCCCCGCCCGCGCTGTCCTCCAGCGCCTCCAGCGCCGTCTCCAGATCCTCGCTCATGTCGCGTCCTTTCCGATATCGGGAAAGGCGGCGGACAGCTCCTCCATCCGCCGCCGGCCCAGCGGCACGGGCCCACCGCCCCCGCCGCCCAGCATCCGCTCGAGCTCCGCGGGCGTCAGCGCCCAGAACTCGGCCGGTCGCAGCCCCAGCGCCGCACCCGCCCGCATCAGCGCGGGCCAGTCGAACCGGGTCATGCCGCGCCGAACCCGCGGGCCAGCAACTGCCCCGCTGCCCGCACCGCGTCCAGACCACCGCCCGCGACCTCGGCGCGCGCGAGATCGGCCGCCGTGCCCGCCCAGCCGCCACCGCGCAAACCCGCCGCGAGCAGCGCGATCAGGTCGCGGCTGCGCGCGCGGCCGTCCTCGAACCGCGCGACCAGCTCGACCAGCGTATCGGCACCCAGCTCGGCCTCGAGCTCAGCCAGAGCGCCCAGCGTCAGCTTGGCCACCCGCCGCTCGCCGTCGACGACCAGCACCACCTCTCCGGCCCAGGGGTTCGCCATCACAGCGCCGTAAAGGTCAGCTCACCCGCCGAGACGAGCGACATCTCGAAGGTCGCCTCGCCCTCCAGCGTGCCGGCATATTCCAGCCCCGCGATCTGGAACGGGCCCTCGACGATGCCGAAATCGGGCACGATCACCTGGAACCGCGGCACCACCCCGTCAAAGAACACCTGCCGCGCCCGCGCATCCGATGCCGCGTCGCGGAACACGCCCGAGCCGCTGACCTGCGCGCTGCGCACGCCCGCGCCGCCCAGAAGCTCGCGCCAGCCCCCCGCGCTATCGAGGCTCGTCACGTCCACGCTTTGCGCGTTGAACGAGATCCGGGTCGCCCTCAGCCCGGCCACCGTCTCGAACAGGCCCTGCCCGTCGAGGTCTATCTTGATGAGTAGATCCTTGCCGCCCTGCGCCGCCATGGCACCGCCCTCCGTTTTGAATAAAACCGTCAATCGTCAGTCAGATGCGCGCGAAAGCTCAGGTCGATTCGGCGCGCCGCACCCGACCGTTTCGCCTGCGCGCGCCGGAATGCCAGCGTCAGCACCCGGCCCCGCTCCAGCTCCAGCGGCCCGCCCAGCAGCGCGTCCGACACCGCCGCCGCCGCGCGCTTGGCCGTGGCGAACCCCGCCGCGTCGCTCAGCACACTCACGACGAACTCGTGCTCCGCCCCCGCGCCGCTGCGGTCCGAGCGGTCGCGCACCCGCTCCTCGCCCAATGTCACCCATGTCCCCGGAGGTGCCCCCTCGGGCACCGCGTCATGGACCGGCGCGATCGCGCCAAGCCCCGCATCCCCCGCGAGCCGGGCGAACACCGCCGCCTGCAACGCCGCCGCCATTGCGTAGCTCATTGCGCCGTCTCCTCTTCGGCAAAGCAGGTCAGGTGCTCGCCCGCCGCATCCGCCTCGCGCACCGCGCGAATGGCGAAGACCCGTCCGCCCTCGCGGAACCGCTGGCCCGCCACCGGCCGCGCGGGCGAGCCCACCGGGGCGCCCCGCACCGTGATCCGCCAGCCCACCCGCGAAAGGCTCATCTCGTCGGCGCCCACGCGGCGCGCCGAACCCGGCCGCATCGCCGCCCACAGGATGCCCAGACCCGCCCAATCCTCGGCGAACCCGCCCGCCCCGTCGGGCACGCGCACCCGCATCTCCAGCACCAGCCGCCGCGACAACCCGCCCATCACCACGCCCCCGCGAGGCGCAGCACCCGGTAGGGCGCCAGCAACTCGGCCACGCCGCGCGGCAGAGCCGTCAGGCCGCGCACGTCGTCATGGCGCTGCACCGCCAGCGCCAGCACCGCCGCCGCCATGTCGCCCGGCACCTCGGACCAGCTTGCCGCCAGCCCCGCCTCGAACACGATCTCGCAATGCCCGCCCGCCGGGATCGCCGGCAGGCCAAAGCCGCGCGCGACCAGCGCCGGCTGTCCCGGCCCCCGCGCCACATGCACCCGGTCGAGCGCGACCTCCTCCGCGGCGCCGTCGGGCGCGAACAGCGTCATGCTCGCGACCGAGACCAGCGGCCCGCGCGGCAGCGCCTGCCGCCCCGCCATCCGCCAGCCATCGACCGACAGGCGGAACGCGCGCCGCAGCACCGCGCGCCCGGTCAGCGCCTCGACCTGGGCCAGCGCCTGGCGCAGCGTCCGCGCCAGCGCCGCATCCTCGGCCGCGTCGTCGGCAAACCCCGTCCCCAGCCTGAGCTGCCGCCGCAACTGGCCCACGGGCAGATCCCCGGCCGCGATCTCCGAAAGCTCGGTCAGATACATCTCTCTCCTCCTGCAATCCCGATGACCGCTTCCGGTCGCTAGCTTTGGGGGGCGGTCCGGCCTTCCTCGCCGCTCGGGCGGAAGGTCTGCTGGCCGACCCGGTCGACCGGCCCGCCCGCCCGACCGCCCGCCCCCGTCGCCGGGCGCGGACGGCCTCTTCCGGCCGTCAGACGGCCGAGAAGCGCATCACCTTGATCGCGGCGAAATCGCTCACGTCGCCGCCCACGCGCTTGGTCGCGTAGAACAGCACATGCGGCTTGGCGCTGAACGGATCGCGCAGGATGCGCAGGTCGGGGCGCTCGGCGATGGTGTAGCCGGCGGCGAAATCGCCGAAGGCGAGCGCGGCCGAGCCGGCGGCGATATCGGGCATGTCCTCGGCGATCAGCACCGGGTACCCCATCAGCCGCGCGGGCTCGCCCGCGGCCAGCCCGTCCGACCACAGGAACCGCCCGTCGGCATCCTTGAGCTTGCGCACCACGCCCGCCGTCTTCGAGTTCATCACGAAACTCGCATTGGCCCGGTATCCCGCGCCCAGCGCATAGACGAGATCGACGATGGCATCGGCCCCGTCGAACCCGCCCTCGACGCCGCTCGCCACGCTGCCGATCTCGCCCCAGGACCACTCCGCCTCGGGCACGACCGGATGGCTGAGAAAGCCGCGCGGCTTCTCGATGCCGTCGCCCAGGATGAAAGCCGCGGCCTCGGCACGCGCGAATTTCTCGGCGATGCGCCCCGCCAGCCAGCCCTCGATGTCAAAGGCCGCGTCGTCCAGCAGCCGCTGGCTCGCCTTGGGCAGGGCCGACAGCTCGTGCAGCGGGATGGTGATGCGCTCGATCTGGGGGGTGCCCGTCTCGACCACGCCGCCCGTCTCGCTGGCCCAGCCCGCGCCCGCCTCGGCGGTGTCGATCAGCACGTCAAAGCTCGTGGCCTCGACATTGACGACCGTGGCGACCGACCGGATCGACGCGGTCGAGCGCAGCACCGCCCCGACCTCCTCGGCGGTCTGCGGATCGACGAGATAGCCGCCGTCGCCCGCCACCGCGGCGCTCATCCCCTTGCCCTCGAGCGCGAGCCCCCGCAGCGCGTCGTCGCAGCCCTGGCGGACATAGGCCTCAAAGGCCTTCTGATGGGGGATGCCGCTTTCGGCGGCGGTGCTCAGCATCGGGCGGCCGGCGCCCGCGGATTTGGCCTGAAGCATGGTCAGTCGCTCTTCCTGTTGTTGAAGCCGTTTCATAACGTCGTTCTGAAAGCCCCTGAGATCGCTGACGAAATCAGTCATTGCGGCTTTCATTTCCTGGGCCGGGGAAAGGCATGCCTCCTCCGGCCGGGATCCTGTCCCGGTCGCATCCATCGCTCGTCTCCTGTCGGTTTGCGCGCCGGGCCTCAGCCGCCCGTCGCCAATGCCTGCCGGGCGTCGCGCAGCGCCGCCGCCAGGTCGCGCATCGGATCGGGGGCGCCGGGCGCGTCGCCCTTGGCCCCGACCCGCGCCTCTCCGAGCATCGGGAAGGTCACGAGCGACACCTCCCAAAGCTCAAGCTCCGTCAGCCGCCGCCCGCCGCCCGCATCGCGGGTGGCGCGCCGGGTGCGATAGCCGATCGACAGCCCGTCGATGGCCCCCGCCTCGAGCAGCGCCGCCGCCTCGCGGGCGCGCGCCACCTCGGGCAAGAGCCGCCCGCGCACCCACAGCCCGCGCCCATCCTCGCGCACCTCGTCCCAGACGCCGATGGGCTGGGCGGGATCGTGCTGCCACAGCATCCGCACCTTGCCGCCCCGCGCGGCCAGCGCCGTCAGCGACGCGCCATAGGCGCACGGCTCGACCACGTCGCCGCCCTGGTCCACCGCGCCGAAAATCGAGGCATAGCCCTCGATCCCGGCGCCCTCCACGACCAGCCCCGGCCCGTCGCCGCCCGCGCAGAACTTCCGCTCAAGCTCCATCATTCACCCCCCTTCGGTCCCAGCCCCAACAGGGCCCGCTTCTCGTCGTCGCTCAGGAAGGCGGCCGCGCCGATCCGGCGCCAACGCGCCTCGCGCTCGGCCGCCAGCGCCGGCACCGCGTCCAGATCGACGCCCAGCGCCAGCGCCTCGCCCGCGAAGCGGCCCAGCCAGTGCGACAGCCCGCCCAGCACGCGCCCGGCCAGCGGCAGCACCGTCAGGCGATAGAACGCCCGATGCGCCTCGGCGTAATTGGCATAGGTCGCGTCGCCCGGTATCCCCAGCAGCATCGGCGGCACCCCGAAGGCCAGCGCGATCTCGCGCGCCGCCGTCTCCTTGGTCTGGCGAAACTCCATGTCCGAGGGCGAGAACCCCATCGGCTTCCAGTCGAGCCCCCCTTCGAGCAGCATCGGCCGCCCCGCATTGCGCGCGCCCTGGTGATGCGCCTCCATCTCGGACAAAAGCCGGTCGAACTGCTCGGGCGGCAGCATCCCCTCGCCGCCCTGGTAGACGATCGCTCCCGACGGCCGCGCGGCATTGTCCAACAGCGCCTTGGACCAGCGCGACGCGGCGTTATGCACGTCCATCGCGCCCGCCGCCGCCTGCATCGGCGACAGACCGTAATGGTCGTCCGTCGGGTGAAAGCTGCGGATATGGCACACCGGCGACAGCCCGCCCTCGACCCGGAACAGGTGCCGCGCCGCGCCCACCGCGTATTCATAGCCCACCGGCCATCCGTCGGCGCCGGGCACGACCGACATCCGGTCCGAACGCAGGACGTGCAGCTCTTCGGGCAAGCCGCCGCCTCGCGTGCCGGCCGCCTCGACATAGCCATCGCCCGACAGCAGGATCTGCCCGAACAGCGCCTCGAACAGCTCGGCCCGGCCCTGCCCGCCATTGGGCCGCGCCAGCAGCTCGAGCGCGGGATGCGCCGCCATCCGCGCGCCGCCCGCCTCCAGCACCACCGGCAGCGCGGCGGCGGCCTCGGCCACCATCCGCACGCAGCGGAACCCCACCGGGTTGCCCTGGAACCCGTTGCGCATCAGCGACCCGGTATCGCGCGGCGACCAGGCGACCCGGCCGCCGCCCCCGAGGCTGCGCTGCGCGACCAGCCGCCCGGCCGCGCTCGCCTTGGCCTCGGGCGCCGCACGCGCGCCCTCGCGTTTTCCCAGTCCAAACATCGCCTCTCCCCTCACAGGCTGCGCACCAGCGGCCGGGCCGCCGGGCCGCGCAGCATCAGTTCCGTCAGCGCCCAGACCAGCGCATCGACCCGGTCGGGGCTGCCCGCCCCCTGGAAACCCGCCACGCTCATCAGGCACATCTCGCCCTCCAGCGCGTCGAGCCGCCCCCGGTGGACCACCCGCCCCTGTTCGTAGAGCGCGGCCACCGGTTCCGACCTCGCCACCTTGCCACGGCTGGCGTGAACGGCGCGGTAACTCACCGTGCGGTCCACCTGGCGCACGATGGTCTCGACCATGTCGCCGCCCTGGTTGACCTCGGCCACCAGCCGGTCGGCCCCGTGGCGGTGATAGGCGGCCACCGCCGCGCGCGCCCATGTGTCGGGCGAGGCGCCCTCGACGCTCGCATCCTCCAGCACCACGGCCCGCTCGCCGCAGGCTGACACGCCCGCCACGACGATCCCGCAGGCATCGCCCGCGCCGGTCGCCGGCGGATCGACGGCGACGACCACCCGCGCGGGCGCGAACCCGCCCCGGCACCCGTCGAGCCCGGCGCGCGTCCACAGCGCGCCCTCGACCTCCTCCAGCAGCTCGCCCGACAACTCCTGCCGGCCCAGCCGCGTGCCGCCATAGCGCGCCTCCACCTCGGCCAGGAAAGACGCGGCGAGGTTGGCGCGGTTGGCCTCGGTCGCGGCCCGGCTCACCACCGTCGAGGGCGCCGCCAGCAACCGCTTGAGCACCGGCACGTTGCGCGGCGTCGTGGTCACGCATTGCCGCGGCAGATCGCCCAGCCGCAGGCAGAACTGGAGCATGTCCCAGGCGGCCTCGGCCTTGCGCCACTTGGCCAGCTCGTCCACCCAGGCCGCGTCGAATTGCGGCCCGCGCAGCGCCTCGGGCTCATGCGCGGAAAAGACCTGGGCCACCGCACCGTTGGGCCAGACGAGCCGCTTGCGCGTCGCCTCCCAGGCCGGGCGGCGGTCGGGTGGCGCGCAGGCCATGATCCCGCTCTCGCCAAAGACCATCACCTCGCGCACCTGCTCGATGGTCTCGCCGACCAGCGCCATGCGCCGCGCGGCGCCCCCGTCCATCGGCCGCGGCCCCTCGACCATCGACCGCACCCATTCGGCGCCGGCCCGCGTCTTGCCCGCGCCGCGCCCGCCCAGGATCACCCAGGACCGCCAGTCGCCCGGCGGCGGCACTTGGTGGCGCATCGCCCAGAAGCCGAAGAGATAGGGCAGCGCCAGCAACTCCCCCTCCGTCAGGTCGGACAGGAACGCGGCCTGCACTTCGGGCGCCGCCGCGGCGATCGCGGCGGCCCCTCCGCCCAGCGGCACGGGCGGCGGCGCGCAATCGGCGCAGCTCAT